AGAGCTATACATATCTATGCCACTAACCCTGCCCCATTATGCAAACCGGGAAGAAAGGAGGCCATGTATGAGTAATCTAGCCTTAATCAAATCCGAACACTTCGGAGATATTCAATGTGATTTCTACCGAAACGAACAAGAGCAAATCTGTATGACTACCGAGCAACTAGGACAAGCCTTGGGTTATGAATACCCCAAGCAAGCAATCAGCAAAATACTTGACCGCTACCCGTACTTAAGAGAGATTGAATTCTCAGGGGTAGTCAAATTGGGTACCCCTTCCGGAGTTCAGGAAACCCGCGTATTCACCGAGGACGGCATTTACGAAGTAACCTTTTTGGCCAAAACGGAAAAGGCCCGCGCATTCCGTGCCTGGGTGCGCAAAATCCTCAAGGCCCTCCGCAAGGGCGAGGTCGTCGTAGTATCCCCGGACAAGCTCCAGGAGCTCGAAATAAAACGCATGAACGCCGAAGCCAGGCTGATAAACGCAAGAGTACGGCAGGCCAAGTTAATCCTGCAATCCAAAGACGGGAAATCACTCAGCCCCGTATCAGTTGAACTGCTCAACATTAACGCGCTGGAAGTACTGACCGACAGCAAAATTAACTATCGCCCGGAGGTGGAAAAAACATACACCGCATCAGATATAGCCAAAGAAACAGGAATAAGCGCTAACAAAATAGGTAAGATTGCTAATGCGAACGGACTGAAAACGCCCGAGTACGGCATCAGCGTGCTGGACAAGTCTCCGTATAGTGACAAGCAAGTGCCAAGTTGGCGGTATAACGAAAAGGGCCGTCAGAAGCTGCTAGAACTGCTAAAAACAAAAGTGAAGGAGCGATGAAACATGGAAACTATTCTCTCTAATTTTTATCTCAAGTATAAGCTTGCCGAGGGCGTTGAGATCAGGGTTGAACTGACCGAGGATAATGTGTTTACGCGTTGCCCTGGATGCGGGGCTGAAGTCCAGGTTGATGAAAACATGCTGTTTCATGTGTACACCCAAGGCGATCTTTACAGCACCAATTTTTACTGCGGCGAGTGCGGCTTGAAAGCGAGGTGAAACAATGACAAGAGAACATCCATGTTGTCTATGCCCTGCCCTGGAGAGTGATTTTAAAAACAATGTTTGTGCAGACTGCGGCTTCATCAAAAAATACACAGATGAGCGAGGCTGGATATATTTTGTCCGGGGCGGAATCGGAGGCGTACATAAAACTTTCTACCGCAAACCAGGGAACAATAAAGAAAAAGCTTGCAGCATATTCCCCTGGCACCAGACTTTTGTTCAAGCTCAGATTGATCTGAACAAAACAGCAAAAGCTAGAGGCTGGCAAGTAGTTTAAGAAGAGGTGTACAAGCTTATGAGAATGGGCAAACGGCCAACCCTGCGGCAAAAAATCCTCATTTCGTCCAAACGCCTGAACCCTGACAATTGGCTTGTATTGCAAGACAGGCCTGACGCTTTGGTGATATTGCACCGACACAGCACCAAGCCGAGAGAAATACCGAAGGGAGGGGGTGAGCACAAATGCCAGTCACTTACAAAAATTCGAGCAACAAAATAACTTTAGAACAGGCCATATGGCTTTATGAAAAAGGCATTGCAGTAACTATCGAAGACGGTAAACACGTGACCTTCAAAGGAGGCGAAGAAGATTGACGACAATATATTGCCCGAGAAATGACTGTCAATATTGTAAAGAAGAAATATGCCAGCGTGATGCTATCGACTTATGCAGTCCACCAGGCAAATTCCCGTATTGCATCTGCTTGGAAATAAGAAAAACTCCTGCCGGTATAGCGACCGAACAGGAGCGAACAAAAAAAATAATCATTCAAAATGATTTTATCATAGAGGAAAAAGACAAGCAATTAGCCTGGAATTGGGAGGAGGATAATCAGTGAAAAATGTCAAGCTTACCGTAAACGGAGACAAGCTGCTAATCGAAGTGGACCTGTCTAAAGAATATGGCCCATCTTCCAGTGGCAAATCTATTGTCATTGCCAGCACCGAAGGCAATCAGCCAGTCGGTAAAGACGACATCAAAGTTGGATTAAACGTTTATAAACCAAACAGATAAAGGAGAGGTAAGAGTGAGAATACTGATTGAGTTTAACCCGGATGAATTAATGCGAGGGGTGGAAACCGGAACCCTGCAAGCACTCTTTGAAGCTACCAAATTAGCTGAAAGACAAGTTGAAACTGCGGCTCAAGCCGTAAATAAGCCGATACTGTCTGAAAATCCCATACCTGCACCTACCCCGGTGATACAAGCTCCAACCGCCATACCGACAGCTGGCCCCGTAACACCCACGCCTGCCGCGCCTGCTGCAACCGTGCCTGTTGCTGCTCAAACTTACACAATGGAGCAATTAGCTGTAGCCGCTACCCAGCTTATTGATGCCGGACAGAGAGAGAAGGTTGTAGAACTTCTAAATTCATTTGGTGTACAAGCCCTTACGATGCTTCCTCAAAAGCAATACGGCGCTTTTGCAACACAGCTCCGGGCTCTAGGTGCAAAAATATGAGCGAACAACACGCCCTGCTGTCTGCCAGCAGCTCTCATAAATGGCTGATATGTACACCGTCAGCCAGGCTCGAAGAAAAGCTGCCCGAGACAAAAAGCGAATACGCGGAAGAAGGCCGCTTGGCGCATGCGATAGCAGAACTGAAAGCTAAAAAGCACTTCACTGAACCGATGGGCCCGAAAACATTTGCCAGAAAACTGAAAGCGCTGCAAGAAAACCCGTTGTACCAGGAAGAGATGCTCAGACATACCGATACATACCTGGACTATTTATCCGGAATTGCGCACGGATTCAGCGCACCGCCATATATCGCAATCGAGAAAAGACTGGATTACAGCACATATGCTCCGGAGGGCTTTGGGACCGGCGATTGCATCATAATCGGTGGAAATGTGATGCACATAATCGACTTTAAATACGGCAAGGGCGTCCCGGTGAGCGCTGAACGAAACCCGCAAATGATGCTTTACGCCCTGGGCGCTTATGCGGCCTATAGCATCCTGTACCAGATTGAGACTGTGAAAATGGCGATCATACAACCGCGTCTTGATGTTATCTCAGAATATGAAATGCCCTTGGCTGACCTGCTGGCTTGGGGTGAAAGTATCAAACCAATAGCTCAAAAAGCTTTCAAAGGTGAGGGTGAGTTTGTTTCCGGCGAACATTGCAAATTCTGCCGAGCAAAAGCCCTCTGCCGGGCCCGGGCTGAGTTTAATACCAGCCTGGAAGAATATCACGGCATGAAGCCACCTCTTATCACCAATGAAGAGGTGGGCGCAATCCTGGTGAGAGCGCAAAACCTGGCCACCTGGGTTAAAGATTTGGAAGAGTACGCATTGGCTGAATGTTTGAAAGGCAATGAAATACCCGGCTGGAAGGCGGTCGAGGGACGCAGCGTGAGACAATTCACCGATCAAGATGAAGCGTTTAAAGTTCTTGTTAATGCTGGTTATGATGAAGCTATACTTTATGAGCGCAAACCGATTACGCTGGCAAGCGTTGAAAAACTACTCGGTAAAGCGAAATTTAAAGAACTGCTAACCGAATACGTCAACACGCCACCCGGCAAACCGACACTCGCACCTGAAAGCGATAAGCGTCAAGCGATTACATTGCAAGCGGATCCAAATGAAGTATTTAAAAATGAGATTGGAGGAAATGAAAATGAGTAATCAAATAAACCCTACAAACGTTACAACTGGACAAGTACGGTTAAGCTATGTGCATTTGTTTCAACCTTATGCAGCCCGACAAGGCCAGGAACCAAAGTACAGTGTAACAATTCTGATTCCCAAATCCGACATAGCGACAAAGCAACGTATTGATGCAGCTATACAGGCCGCTATCCAGCAAGGCATCAATTCCAAATGGAACGGTGTTCGTCCTCCTCAGATAGCCATCCCGCTCCATGACGGAGACGGAGTGCGCCCAAGCGATGGTATGCCGTTTGGAGACGAGTGCAAAGGACACTGGGTTATGACGGCCTCATCGAAACAACAACCGGCTGTTGTGGATATAAACCTTAATCCGATTATTAATCAAACAGAAGTATATTCCGGCATGTATGCACGGGTAAATGTGAATTTCTTTGCCTACAACAACAGCGGAAAAAAAGGCGTTGGTTGCGGTTTGGGGCCAGTGCAAAAGATTGCCGACGGCGAACCATTGGGCGGGAGAATTTCCGTTGAGGCCGCTTTCGGGGATGGTTTTACACCTCAACCGTCATATCAGCAACCGGTTTACTCATCGCAAAACTACCAGCAGCCTTACGCACCACCCACGCAGATTGACCCGATCACCGGTAAACCGATTGCCGGCGGAGTCATGGGGCTATGAAGCATCTTAGCATCGACTTAGAGACTTTCTCCTCCGTGGAAATCCAAAAAGCGGGACTGTACAGATATGTACAGTCCCCTGATTTCCAAATCCTTTTATTCGCTTACTCCTTCGACGGTCAACCGGTGCAAATAATTGACCTGGCGCAAGGTGAGCAACTACCGCCGGAGATTATCAACGCATTACGCGACCCGTCGGTCATCAAACACGCCTACAATGCTTCATTTGAGTGGTATTGCCTGTCCAAACATCTTGGTATCTATCAGCCGGAGTCCTGGCTGTCACAGTGGCGCTGCACGATGCTTCATGGTCTGTACTGCGGGTACCCGCCGGGATTGAACAAAATAGGAGAAGCCCTGGGGCTCCCGCAAGACAAAAAGAAAATGAGCATAGGCTCAGCCCTGATAAGAACATTCTGCGTACCCTGCACCCCGACAGCACGAAATGGCCATCGAACCAGGACACTCCCACATCATGAACCGGAGAAATGGCAACTTTTCAAACAATATTGCTGCCAGGATGTCATTACGGAAATGGAAATCGAACGGCGGCTGTCGGCCTTCCCTGTGCCAGAACAGGAACAACGGCTTTGGGAATTAGACCAGGTGATTAATGCCTATGGCGTGGCTGTAGACATGAGTGTTGTTGAGGGAGCTTTGCATATTGACGAAGTTGTAACGAGCGAACTAATGGACGAAGCAGCGCGGCTTTCCGGGTTAGAGAATCCGAAGTCGGTCAAGCAGCTAACAGCTTGGCTTACCGAAGAAATTGGTGAGGAAGTCGGCAACCTGCAAAAAGGTACAGTATCAAAGTTAATTGAGTCAATTGATGAAGGCAGGGCAAAGCGGGTACTGGAGATTCGACAGAAACTGGCCAAAACGTCGGTCAAAAAGTATCAGGCCATGCGCGAAACCGTCTGTGCAGATAGCCGTATCCGGGGGCTGCTCCAATTTTACGGCGCCAACCGAACCGGAAGGTGGGCAGGTAGGCTCATCAATGCGCAAAACCTACCCCGCAACCACTTAGAAACGCTCGGCCATGCCCGGGAACTAGTTAAAAACCGGAAGATTGAAGCCCTGAAACTGATCTACGGCAACGTACCGGATACCCTCTCTCAACTCATACGGACCGCTTTCATCCCTTCGCCCGGCCACGTGCTTTTAGTTGCTGATTTCTCAGCCATTGAGGCCCGTGTAATTGCCTGGCTGGCCGGGGAACAATGGCGGCTTGAGGTCTTTGCCACCCATGGCAAGATATACGAGGCCTCAACCAGTCAAATGTTTGGTGTACCGATTGAAAAAATAGTCAAAGGTAATCCGGAGTATGAACTGCGGCAGAAGGGAAAAGTTGCAGAATTGGCCCTTGGATATCAAGGCTCTGCAGGTGCTCTTGTCGCAATGGGGGCTTTGGACATGGGGCTGACAGAAGAAGAACTCCCGGAAATTGTCCAGCGGTGGAGATCAACGAATAAGAGAATAGTGGACTTATGGTTTTCTCTTGAAAACGCCGCTCTTGAAGTTATACGCACCGGGCAACCAGTTGGCGTTAGAGGTCTCATCTTAGCCAGGGAATGTGACTACAATGCACAACAAGACTTTTTCACCATAACCCTGCCAAGTGGAAGAAAGCTGTTTTATCCTAAGCCTTTTCTTCACCAAAACGACTTTGGTAAAGAAGCTCTGCATTATCACGGGATTAACCAAAATACGAAGAAATGGGAAGTCCTATCGACTTATGGGGGGAAGCTTGTGGAAAATGTGGTCCAAGCGATTGCCCGGGACTGCCTGGCAGAAAGCCTTATGAAACTTGCAGCTGCTGGGTATCAGGTGGTATTTCACGTACATGATGAGGTAGTTCTAGATGTACCAGAAAATCAGGCGGACGTGGAAAAAATATGTCAGTTGATGGGGCAGCCGATACCCTGGGCACCGGGATTGCCACTTAGGGCTGACGGGTTTGTAACCGATTACTACCGGAAAGATTAAGAAAAGATTGAGAAAGGAGAAATAGAGCATGTCTATTAATATCAAAAAGGCCAACAGCTATTTTTCAAGGGTTCAAAAATCGAAACAGATTGCGAGATGCGGTAATGCAGTATCGCCGCCTTTTGCAGAAGCTTTAGTAAGGGCGAATTTGCCAGAGTTATGTGAGATTGGAAATGCTGAACAGGTGATTTAATGTTAATTTTGCGGGGGTAAAAACAATGTTGACCGAGACTGAGCAAGTACAGATAAACGCCTTAAGGCATTGGTGGGCAAAAAGAAAAGCCAAGAATCTTGGTTGGAAATACGGGAAGGACTGTTATAAACGCAACGACGGAACGCTGGTAGTGATTATGCTCGATATTTGTAAAAATAAGCATTTTTTACAAATATCAACGAATGGAGATATAAGCTTTGCACCAGCCAGAATGACATGTTTTTAGAAGCAATGTTAAGAATGTGAAGGAAAGAAAGGATGAGATAAGAAAAATGAGCGAGGTTGAAAAGGTGTTAAATGAATTAGGGATGTCCATAAATGAACTTGTTGACATAGCTATTGCCAAGTCAAAAGGTAGGGTTGCGATATTACCATGTAGACCAGGTGATAGAGTTTACACAATAAGCCGTACTGATTGTCCTTGTGAAATATGTATACACGGCAAAGAAGTTGGATATTCGGCTTTAGACTGTGTACGTCAACACAAAGATTATGAATGTCCTCCGCCACAATACATAATACAAGTACATATCTGCGAAGGGTTTACGATTCATGGGGATGCAGATGGAAATCCGATTGTATCCAATCCCGGGGAATGGGGATATGAAGGACTTGAACAATTTTACGGATGTGATGGAAATATTTATTACGATTATGAGGCTGTTAAGGAAGCTGTTGAAACTTTAAGAAATAATAACTAATTTCACATTTAAGATAATTATGTGAAGGAGTGGTGAGCACATGAAATGCGACACCAAAAACTGCAGTATAGCAAAAACATGGAAATTTAGACCCAGAGAATGTCTTGCGTGCGATTGTAATGGTTACTGTGGCTATGTAGCTGATATTGTTATATTTCCTGCTATGTTTTTTAAATCTGAAAGGAGTGATTAGATGAAAGATATATTTGAAAGCACGAAAATAAAATTTATCGACAACAGCAATTCAATGTCGTTGTCACTTTATGAATGTTGTGCGTGTCGCTGGAGATTTTTTGGCGATGTTGTCAGGTTTGGCCACGAAGGCTTTGATTCACAGAGTCAAGAAATGCCAAACTTCTGCCCTATGTGTGGCAGAGAAATCGAAGAGATTTTGACCGAAACACTTAGAAAACATGACGAAAGGAGAAACGTATGACGGAATTACAACTTTACAAATTCTGCCAAGATAAAGAAATTGAGTGGCGTGAAGATAGGCTAATTCTATGGATCCCTTATTCAGACATAGAAGAATTTGTAAAAATGATTGGCTATGACTATTTCAGTGATGTTGGTATTGATGTATGTCTGCTATACAACTGTATTGCAGTAGAATTAAACGAGATATGCGCAGATTTTGAGATTGACCCTGAGAATATTTTGGAGAAAGACTATTGAAAGTGCGAAAGGAATGATTAAATGAGAACTTGCTATATAAATGTATCACCTAAAGATGTGGAGCACATTGTCTCTCAGATAAAAGAACAAAATCCCGATGGTGTCATTGTTTTGGCTCCTATTAACCCGATGAATACCTATGCTCCAGGTAAAAAAAGAGATGTTTTCAGAATTACTTTCGAAGCGATTATTCCGACAGAAGCCATTACAGGTAAAAACTGTTTAATGAATTTCGGTGGAATGATGCTTTTGATGCTACCTAAAAATCGAATAGAGCCTCAATTCTTAAAAAGAGAATAAATAACAAAATTTGCCGGGATAGCTTCGGGCTGATCACCCTAAGCGAAAAGTCTTTCCTGGGACCTGCCCGGCATTTTTCAGGACAAGCCAATGACAGGAGGTTGGTATAAATGGAACAACTGCTTAAAGAGTTAGTGTATAGCATATTAGAGTTGTCTCCCGAGATTGATCAGTTGCAGCTTAGGTCCAGAATTGCCGGGATACTCGCAATGTATGATATCCGGCCTGGTAAAATTACCGCTGGGCACCCGGATGTAGCTGAAAAAGTTAAGCTATACTTGGCTGCAAAGAAGCTAGAGGGGTTAAGTCCTCTTACTTTAGAGGGATACGAAATAGAACTTAGGCTTTTCGCCAACTTTGTCCAGAAGCCGGTGGAGGCTATGACAACTAATGATATCAGGCAATTCCTTGGTAAGTTTGAGGATCTAAAGTTAAGTTCTATCTCACGGAAGCTATCGGTACTAAAATCCTTTTTCGGTTGGTTAACAGAAGAAGAAATTATTCCTAGAGATCCAACCCGGAAGATAAAACCGCCCAAAAAGGAAAAGCACTTGCCAAAGGCGTTGAGCATTGAGGAGTTAGAGCTGATTCGTGAGAGCTGTCAAACCCCAAGAGAAAGGGCCCTAGTGGAAGTGTTTTATGCCACTGGCTGCCGTCTAAGCGAGATACAGCAGTTGAACAGACAGGATATAGACTGGCAGCAGCGCAGCGCGAAGGTAATCGGAAAGGGCAACAAAGAGCGCGAAGTATACTTTTCATTCAAAGCCATCTATCACCTGAAGAAGTATCTCAAGACAAGAGATGATATTGTGCCCGCGCTATTCGTGACCCAAAGAAAGCCTTACAGGCGGATGAGCAAAAGGGCAATACAAAGAGAGTTTGATATCATAGCTGCCCGGGCCGAGATAAGCAAAAACCTGCATCCGCACGTGATGAGGCACACGATGGCCACACTGACGCTGAATAACGGAGCTGATATAGTAGCAGTTCAGTCACTGCTTGGCCACAGTAACCCTGCAACCACTCAGGTGTATGCACAGCTAACATCCGGGCGGAGGAAAGAACAGTATCAAAAATACTTAGTCCAATAATTAATAAGGAGTGAATAAAACTCCATGCTTATATACGACAGAAAAATAACCATTTCATCTGCCGGCAGCCGCTGGGCAAAGAACTGGCCAGCTCAGACCATATACTGGTCAGAGTTGATAAAGAAGCTCAGAGTACCCGTCCGGAGTACTGAACCTCTTGTTGAGTATTTAAAACTGCCCAAAGCCCAGCAAGACGACCTTAAGGATGTCGGTGGTTTCGTCGGCGGCACACTGATAGAAGGCCGCAGAAAAGCTTCAACAGTAGCCACAAGAGACATAATCACTCTTGACCTTGACAACATCCCGGCCGGCGGCACTGCCGATGTGCTTCGCCGGCTGGACGGGTTGGGCTGTGCTTATGCCACCTACTCCACCCGGAAGCACGAAGAAGCTCGGCCCCGCTTACGAGTACTCATACCAACCGATAGATCGGTACTAGCTGATGAATATGAGCCGATTGCCAGGAAGATGGCTGAAATAATCGGTATAAACCTGGCAGACCAGACAACGTTTGAAGCTCACCGGCTCATGTACTGGCCAAGCTGTTGCTCAGACAGCCAATATGTGTTCCAGTTCGGTGACAAGCCTTTCCTAAGTGCCGACGGTATTTTGGCCATGTACCGGGACTGGCGGAATGTAGCAGAGTGGCCGGAGGTACCTGGACAGCAACAAAAAGCTACCAAACTGGCTGCCAAACAGGGGGATCCGCTGGAGAAATCTGGCGTTGTGGGTGCCTTTTGCAAAGCGTATGACATCTACAGGGCTATAGAGGTGTTTCTTCCGGGTGTTTATGAGCCGGTGGCCGGCAGCTCGGATAGGTTCACCTATACCGGCGGTTCCACGGTAGGCGGGGCAGTTGTCTACGACAATGGGAAATTCCTTTGCTCCCACCATGCCACTGACCCATGTTCCGGCCGGCTGGTTAATGCTTTTGATCTTGTCCGGCTGCACAAATTTGGAGAGCTGGACGATGAGGCCAAGCTCGGCACACCAACCAACCGGCTGCCGAGCTATGAGGCAATGTACGAATTTGCCGCCGCTGATGAACAAGTGGCCCTACTGCTTAACCAGGAACGATATGAGAAAGCTACTCAGGAGTTTGCGGCCAGCCCAGATGATGATGCTAACTGGATGAAAAAGCTGGCCGTCAGTTCCACTACCGGGTTGCCGGCAAAAACTATCAACAATGTTCTTGTCATCCTGGAAAATGACCCACTGTTAAAAGGAAAACTGGCCTTTGATGAGTTCGCTAACCGGGGTATGGCTTTGGGAGCGTTACCGTGGAACAGCCGGACAGAAAGACGGGTTTGGGAAGATGCCGACGATGCCGGGTTAATGCACTATCTGGAGCATGTTTATAAGATTCAAATTGCTGATAAGCGTATGTACGCTGCTATGACTTTGTGCGCTCACAAAAACCGGTTTAACGAGGTCCAGGAATATCTGACAAGTTTAAAATGGGACGGAATTAAACGCTTGGATACTCTGCTCATTGATTACCTGGGAGCCGAAGACAATGTTTATACCAGAGCAGTCATTCGGAAGTCATTAGCGGCCGCCGTAGCTCGAGCGATGACACCTGGGTGTAAATACGACTATATGCCCATCTTTGTGGGCCCACAAGGAATAGGTAAAAGTACTTTTTTAAGAATACTTGGTCGACGGTGGTTTTCCGATAGTCTTCAAATATTCGAAGGTAAAGAAGCCGCAGAAATGATCCAGGGAGTATGGATCAACGAGCTTGGAGAACTGAACGGCCTAAGTCGAGCAGAGACAAACGCGGTAAAACAATTTCTGAGTCGAACAGAAGACATCTACCGGGAACCATATGGTAGACGAACGGGGGTATATTCCCGTCGGTGTGTGTTTTTCGGAACAACCAATGACAGTGAATTTCTAAGAGACCGGACCGGGAACCGGCGCTTTTGGCCCGTGGACGTGGGGTTACAGGAACCAACTAAAAATGTATTTACCCAACTGGAAGAAGAAGTTGATCAGATATGGGCTGAGGCATTTTTGGCCTGGCAACTAGGAGAACCTTTGTATTTATCCGGTGAAGCCGAAAGAATTTCAGTACAAGAGCAGGAAGCCCATAGAGAAAGTAATGCCAAAGAGGGTGTTATTCGAGAATTTGTAGAGAGGCAAGTACCAACCAATTGGTACAAGCGGAGCTTATCAGAACGGCGCATGTACTGGTCAGGGGAGTTCAAAAACCAAACAGAAAAAACCGTACCAAGAGATAGAATTTGCGCAGCTGAAATCTGGTGCGAGCTTTTTGGAAAAGACATCAGTTTTATGCGCCGACAAGATGTAATTGAAATAAATGGGATCCTGGATAATTTACCAGGTTGGAAAAAGGACAAAAACGCACGCCAATTTGGTAGAGCATATGGCCACCAAAGAGGGTATTCTAGGCAAATATCTTTGACACAAATGCCTGACACATCTGACACATTGACACATTCCAGGATTATACAATTTGACACATCTGACACATCTGACACAGTTAATGTGTCACCCTAAAGGCCTTGGGCTATAAGGGTTTATATATTATTGACACATTTGACACATTTACAATTAAAGAAATAAAAAATAAAGAAAAATAGAGGGGGTAGGTGGTATATATACCCCTCTAATATAGCCTAAATAAGAAATACACATATACGCGTATAGGAACTGTGTTTGTGTGTCAAAGCTCTTAAAATTCGCGAAGGTGTGATTGGTGTGAAAACGATATCGGATTTTTTACAGATAATTCAACAGGATGGAGAGTTAAAGAGATTGATTTTTAAATTCTGTTATCCCCAGATTACGTATCACGAAAAAAGTGAGTATAATCCGCGGTTTCACTCTGTACGAACAAAATTTGGAATTGCAGTTGAGACTTTTTGGAGTGGTTTAGAAGGGGCAAAATTCAGGTGTCTCCTGGAACATAAATATGGGATACAGCTGAACAGTGAAAATCGGTCCAAAATCAAAGATGCCTTATTACTGTATTTTGCGGAGGAACGGTAATGCGGGAACGAGACATTGAAGTGTACTTACGGGACCAAGTAAAAGCCGCCGGCGGCATTGCCTATAAATTTATTTCCCCTGGTAATGCTGGGGTGCCAGACCGGATGATATTACTTCCTGGCGGCCAAGTTGTATTTGTCGAATTGAAAGTACCGGGTAAAATACCGACCCCCTTGCAGTTGAGACAACAAACGAGAATTCGCAACTTGGGTTTTCAAGTCCTGACCCTGGACAGCAAAGAGGGGGTAAACGAATTCATCAAAGGAGTTAGGTGCAGTTGAAGTTTGTACCGCATAGTTACCAGAAATACTGTATTCATAGGCTTTTGACCGATGAGGCATTGGGGCTTTTCCTGGACATGGGTTTGGGCAAAACAGTAATCACCTTAACAGCAATAAATGACCTGAAGTATAACCGGTTTGCAGTGAGCAAAGTGCTTATCATCGCCCCGAAAAAAGTGGCAGAAGCAACCTGGAGTAAAGAGGCGGCAAAGTGGGGCCATTTAAAATTGTTGCGGATATCTCTGGTGCTTGGTCCAGTAAGCAGGCGGATTCGAGCCCTGAACACACCGGCAGATATTTACGTTATCAATCGGGAAAACGTGCCGTGGCTAGTCGAATACTACCGGAACGCTTGGCCCTTCGATATGGTGGTAGTGGATGAGTTTAGCAGTTTCAAAAATCACCAAGCAAAACGGTTTAAAGCTCTTAGCTGGGTACGGAAACATATTAAACGTTTTGTCGGGCTTACCGGCACTCCGGCACCAAATGGATTATTAGACTTATGGGCACAGGTGTATTTACTGGACGAAGGAAAACGTCTTGGGGCTAAGATCACGCATTACCGGGAGAGATATTTTGAACCGGACCAGAGAGACCGGGACCATGTTTTCAGCTATATGCCTAAGCCGGGGGCAGCCGAAATAATACAGCAGAAAATCAGCGATATCTGCGTGAGCATGAGAGCGGAGGACTACTTAGAACTGCCTGATTGCATCCCGGTAAATGTGCCGGTGGTGCTGGACCAAAAAGCCCAGGCAGCCTATGACAAGCTGGAAAGAGAAATGCTTCTTGAAGTGGATGAGTCCACAATAGATGCTGGCAGCGCGGCAGTCCTGACAAACAAACTTCTACAGCTGTGCAACGGGGCTGTGTATGACGAGAATAAAAACATGGTGGAAATCCATAAGTGCAAGATTGAGGCCTTTATGGAGCTTATCGAGGGATTGAACGGGCAGCCGGCGCTGGTGTTCTATAATTTCCAGCACGACCTGGTCAGAATTAAAAAAGCCCTGGCTGGATCCGGGCTGAGAATACGAGAGCTAAAAGGGCCCCAGGATGAGGATGATTGGAACAACAAGAAGATTGATATCTTACTTGCGCACCCGGCCAGCGCCGCCTATGGTCTGAACCTTCAGAAGGGTGGAAATCATGTTATCTGGTTTGGCCTTAACTGGTCCCTGGAGCTGTACCAGCAGGCCAATAAGAGGTTACACAGACAGGGCCAGGCCGAAAAAGTAATTATCCATCACCTGGTTGTGTCCGGGGGCGTGGATGAGGATGTCATGGCGGCTTTGGAGGACAAGGGCAGCACGCAGGACAAGCTGATGAACGCCCTGCGGGTAAGGATTGAAAAACACAAAGAGGGAGGGGTTAGTAGGTAATGAACACAGCAAAAGCCGATGAAGGCAAACTACGGCTGACTTTGGTACCACGACAAATAATCCGGGACATTGCCGCTATTCGGGAATATGGGACTAAAAAATATGGCGATTCGGAAAACTGGCGTAAGGTAGAAAAAGAAAGATACCGAGATGCGGCTTTCAGGCACTTCCTGGCTTACTTGGACGACCCGGAGGGAAAAGACGAAGAAAGCGGGCTGCCGCACCTGTGGCACCTGGCGTGTAATATAGCATTTTTATGCGAAATGGAGGTTAAGAAAAATGAAAAATACATTAGGTGATTTAAACAACCATCTTTTTGCACAGCTTGAACGTCTTGGCGAAGAAGATCTAAAAGGTGAAAAATTGCAGGAAGAAATTAATCGGGCAAAGGCAATTTCAGATATCGCAGCGCAAATCATAGCGAACGGGTCTTTAGTTCTGAAAGCTAGAATGTTCATGCACGAGTACGGCAATGGAGATCATGCAGACAAAAAATTGCCCCCGATGTTGAGGGCGGAATTTTTCAGGGAGTAATACAAAATGACCAAGCATTATTTCACTTCGGAACATCGTGAATTTATCAAGGACCGCGTAAAAGGCCGCAGCAATGCAGAATTAACAGAAATGTTCAACAGGCATTTTGGGTTGAATTTAACCTGTAATCAAATTAAAGTTTTTAAGAAAAATCACAAGCTAAACAGTGGTTTGACCGGTCAGTTCAAACCGGGTCATATACCGTTCAATAAGGGCAAAAAAGGAATCAACTGCGGCGGAAAAGCCACTCAATTCAAAAAAGGACACGCCCCATGGAATTATAAGCCGATAGGGACTGAGCGGATTAGCGCAGACGGGTATGTAGAGGTAAAAGCGGCCGACCCGAACAAGTGGAAAGCAAAACACGTGTTGATTTGGGAAGCCGCCAACGGTCCGGTCCCGAAAGGGCATGCGGTCATATTCGGGGATGGCAACAAGAGGAACCTCAATCCTGAGAACCTGATACTTGTTTCTCGGGAACAATTGGTCCGGTTAAACCAAAAGAACTTAATCCAGAATGACGTTGAATTAACAAAAGCAGGGATAATCATTGCGGACATTTATAACAAAATAGGGGAGCTAAGAAGAGGGTGCAAGAAAAAGCGAGGTAAGGAGGGATAGAGGCGTGCCAACAATCATGATAGCCGTACAATGCCCTATATGCGGGTACTACATGGACGCCGTTACCGAGACGGCGGCAAAATGCGAGCGATGTGGCGCCATGCTGGACCTGGAAAATGTCAAGTACTCTGACTGGTGGGCCGAAAGAAAGAAGGAGAGGGCCAGGCTGACGGGAATAGAGGAGGGAAGGTCAATTGACAAAAGAAAAACTAAGACAGTACCAGTACTTGAAAAAAGAAATTCTTCTACTGGAGGAGGAAATCGAGAAGTTAAGGACAAGTCTCTTAGCGCCGCCAAAGCCCGACGGCCTGCCAAAAAGTAATTGTGCAGTGGACAGGACTGGTAATATTATCGCTAAGATAGTGGACTTTGAAAGTAAACTGAACGACTATTTATACCAGTTAATTACCTTGAGGGGGGAAATCGAGGACGCAATCATAAGATTGCCGGCAGATCAACGGCTGCTGATGAGATTGAGATATATCGAGGGAAGGAGATGGGAAACTATAGCTGTGGAAATGAATTATGCTTGGGCTCAAGTACATCGGATTCATGGGCAAGCATTAAAAGCAGTTGGAGAAAATGATACAAAATGATACACTTACCTGTGATATTATGATATCGTGAAGAAGCATCTGCGGAAGCAGGTGCTTCTCGTATTTGGTGGCCGAAAAGGGCGGAAAAGGTACACCTCATACAGCTGCGGGGCGGGGGCGGCGAGGTGTAAAAATATGTCGTTATTTTTGTAAAGGAATGCGTCTCCTTTTGCCGAATAGAGACGGTGAAAGGAGGTGGTAATGATGCCAGATAATATCAGTGTAAAACCGACACCAATTCAAAGAAATCCACTTGATGTAGCAACAGAATTAACACAGTTATATTTTTCCAGACAACCTTTCGATACAGTAGAAGATATACAAAACGCTTTCCTGCAGTTTTATTCTGTGGCTGAATTTGCAGAAAAAACCTCGTTAAAGTATATGGCAAATTATACGCCAGAACAACTGAAAGAAATAATAGAGAAGATATACAGATGAGAGCCTTCGGGCTCTTTTATTTTGGAGTTGATTATATGCCGACAAAATCAAAGCGCCCATGCAGCTGGCCGGGGTGCCCGGAGCTGACAACAGAGCGGTACTGTGAGAAGCACAAGAAGCAGGAGCAAAGACGGCAGGATGAAAGACGGGGCACAGCGGCGCAAAGGGGATATGATGCAAGGTGGAGAAAGGCAAGGAAACGATTCTTGAGTGCTAACCCACTATGCGCAGAGTGTATGAAGCAAGGAAAGATAGTTCCTGCTATTGTTGTTGACCATATAAGGCCTCACAAAGGAGACTACGAGCTTTTCTGGGATGAATCGAATTGGCAACCGCTTTGCAAGCAGTGCCATGACAGGAAGACAGCTACTGAAGATAGTAACTTTGCTAGGGGTAGGGGGGTATAAATCCCTGCAGCCTTTCGGCCCTAGACCGCGCGCCCAGCTTCGCGCGAAATTTTTTCCCAAAACTAAACAGTTTGGAGGTGGTCCTGATGCCAGGAGGCAGACCAACAAAACCCTTGGTCCTGGTGAAGGGCCATCGGACAAAAGCTGAAAAGGAAGTAAGAGAAAAAGCAGAGAAGAAACTGCTTACGGGTATCTCTTTAAAAGAATGGCCCGAGGTTAAAGACGATCCCATAGCACATAAAGAATTCAAACGGTTAAAAAAAGTCCTTAAGGCCATAGACCAAGATAATGCTCTTCACGAGGCAGTAATCAACCGGTATTGTTTGCTGCACAGCGAATGCAAGGGGGTGGAACTCTTAAAGGAACAATGTAATGACGACCTCAAAGAGGTTTTTGAGGCTTATCAGAAACAAGAAATAGATTTCCTTACATACCTGGAAAAGAAAGAAGGCATCCAGAACAGGTTTTTAGCCCTCGATAAAAAGCTCATGGAAAAGCGCAAAATGATGCTTGCTATAGAAAAAGAGAATGTTATGACTATTCAGTCGGCGTTACGCTCCATACCGAAGACACCAGACAAAAGTGCTGAGAAATCTCCAATGGCCGCTTTTTTAGAACGAAGGCAGGCTGGGAAAAATGCGACATGATAAGGATAGAGCACTGGAACCTATAGAGTTTATACAGATGTTAAAAGCGGTTGACGATTTTTACGGTCAACCCTTTTTATTGCTCGATTGGCAGTATGATGTGCTTTGGAATGTATATGGAACAGTGAAGGATGACGGATACAGACAATATAGATACGCTTATCTCGAAATCCCGAAAAAAAACGGCAAGACCTCTCTCATAGCCGCAATAGCTTTATATCACTTGACATGTGATGGACCAGGCGGGCAAATATGTTGTTGCGCAGCTGATAGAGGACAAGCAGAACTTGTATATAAAGCAGCTTGCGGCATGAGGGAACAGTCAGAAGAATTGCAAGAAATATTAAAGCTAACAGACAGTAAAAAAGAAATTAAAAATACACTTACAGGTACTACGCTAAAAGTGCTTTCTGCAGAAGCATATACAAAGCACGGGCTCAACCCTACGGTTGTAATTTTCGATGAGCTCCATGCTCAACCAAACCGTGACTTATGGGATGTCATGACATTTGGCGCAGGGGCAGCACGAAAAGAGCCACTCTGGTGGGTTATAACTACTGCTGGAGACGATCCAGATCGCAAATCAATAGGATGGGAAATACATGAGTATGCAAGAAAAGTGCGAGATGGAGAAATTTATGACCCAACCTGGTATGTAAAGATATATGGTGCGCCTGAAGATGCTGACATATTCGATGAAAAAACATGGTATATGGCAAATCCTTCACTTGGTAAGACAATTAGCATCGAAACCGTAAGGCAGGAGGCATTACAAGCTAGAAATAGTGAAAGTGCAGAGCGGCTATTCCGATGGTTAAGACTTAATCAATGGATAGCTGTAAAACAGGTAGGATGGCTGCCATTAACATTGTGGGATGCAACTACCGGCAAATGGAGTAAGTCCGAGCTAATCGGCAAGCGATGTTATCCCGGGCTTGATCTATCAAGCACAACGGACTTGACCGGATTGGTGTTGTTATTCCCGCCACAAGATGGAATAGGTGAATGGCGGTTTATATCTGAAGGCTGGATTCCTGAAGACAATATGAAAGAGCGTTCACGGCGTGACAAGGTGCCGTACGATAGATGGGTGAATGCAGGATATCTACATGCAACTCCCGGGAATGTAGTAGACTATGAATTTGTTGAAGCAAGGATTTTACAGCTTAGTAAGCAATATAAGTTTGAATATATGGGTACCGACCCATGGAACAGCCGTATGCTGACGCAAAGGCTTGCAAAAGAAGGCTTAAATATACTGGAAATACCACAGAATATGGCGCATATGTCTCCGGCCATGAAGGAAACTGAAAGGCTTATGAGGTCGGGACAAATAACACATGAAGAAAACCCATTGGCTAGATGGTGTTTTGGTAATGTAATTGTGGCCCAGGATGGAAACGAAAACGTAAAGCCTATGAAAAATAAATCTGTAGACCGTATAGATTTGACTGTTGCGCTTATAAACGCAATGGCTGTAGCAATGCGGATGGAAGGGCAAACATCAGTCTACGAAACCCGTGGCGTTTTAACGGTATAAGGCAGGTGAGGAAATTGAAAATACCTAAAATTCCTAAGCCGGATTATAATGACTTTTTGATAATCATTGGCGGATTATCGTTAGCCAAGGGGCTATACATGATATATCCGCCTTTAATGTTTATCATTTTAGGGCTTGCATTTATCTGGCTTGGGCTGCCGGAAAGGCGGTGATCTAATTGGGAATTCTGGCAAAAAAGTTATTAAAAAATTTTACTTTAGCTGACTGGGATAAACAAATTAAAATGGCTATCATCGGTACCCAATCCAACAGCGGGATAACGGTAAATGAGTCAACTGCCATGAGGTTTACGGCAGTTTTTGCATGCATAAGGGTACTTGCGGAGACTCTCGCATCAACGCCTATTATACTTTATAGAGACAGAAAGCCCGGGGATAAATCCAGCGGCAAAGACAGAGCAGCCGAGCACCCACTTTACGACATACTTAAAAGCGTACCAAACCGATATATGCCTTCCTTCACATTCAAAGAAACAATGATGGGGCATATTGTAACATCGGGCAACTGTTATGCTCAGATAATACGAAACAGAAGGGGACAAGTGACTGAACTCAATATCATCCCCTGGACGCAAATTGAACCTGAACAAGACACAGAAACTGGCGAAATACGCTACAAAACAAACGACAGGGGCAAAACAGTATATTTGCCGTTTGAGGAAGTGTTTCACATCCCAGGGCTTGGATTTGACGGCATAAAAGGCTACTCGCCGATACGCATGGCAATGGAAGCGGTAGGCCTTGGACTTGCTGCAGAGACGTTTGCCGCAAAATTTTATGGCCAGGGCACACATCTTGGAGGAGTACTGGAACATCCGGGCAAGCTTGGAGACCAAGCTCACAAGAACTTAAAATCTGATTTTGAAGAAAAGTATGCAGGAATATATAACTCTCACAAGGTTCCAATCCTTGAAGAAGGAATGACGTTTAAACAGCTTGGAATAAAGCCGGAAGAAGCACAGTTTATTGAAACTCGAAAGTTCCAGATTGAAGAAATCGCCCGCATATACAGGGTACCGTTGCATTTGCTTCAAAATTTGGATAGAGCTACAAACAATAATATTGAACATCAAAGTCTTGAATTTGTGATGTATACTATGCTGCCTTGGTTTGCTAGATGGGAACAGTATATAAACTTTAAGCTTCTCACCAAAGAAGAAAGACAACAAGGGTATTTTGCAGAGTTTTTAATTAATGCACTTTTACGAGGAGATACAAAGAGTAGAGCTATGATGTTACAGCTGATGAGACAAAATGGGGTATTGAATGCAGATGAGTGGAGAGAGCTTGAAAACATGAACCCACAGGAAGGCGGCCTAGGCAAAATTTACTTCATTAACGGTGCAATGGTGCCAGTGGAGACAGCAGCGCAGCAGAAAAAGCCTAATCAGAATGGAGGTGATAATGTAAATGAAGAATAAATTCTGGAAATTTAAAGCAAAGGATGATGGTACAGCTGAGTTACTCTTATATGGTGAGATAAGCAGCTCTACCTGGTGGGGGGATGAAGTGACGCCGAAGCAATTTAAAAAAGACTTAGACGATTTGGGAGACGTTAGCGAGATTAATGTATATATCAATAGCGAAGGAGGGGATGTGTTCGCCGGGCAAGCTATTTACAGCATGTTGAAGCGACACAGAGCAACAATCAACATATATGTTGATGGTTTAGCTGCCAGTATTGCTTCAGTAATTGCTATGGTTGGAGATAAAGTTATCATGCCGAAAAATGCTATGATGATGGTCCATAACCCCTGGACCATAGCAATAGGCACTGCTGACGATTTTAGAAAACTTGCTGATGACATGGATAAAATTAGGGAAAGCATTATCACAGTTTATACGGATAAATCCGGCATGGACCAGGACAAAATCATTGAAATGATGGACAAAGAAACCTGGATGACAGCAGAGGAAGCCGTAAAATATGGCTTTGCAGACGAAATAGAGGAGGAAAAGCAGGTAGCCGCCAGTTTAAACGGCGGTTTTTTAATGCTTAACGGACAGAAATTTGACCTATCAAAGTTCAAAAATCCACCAAAATTGGCGTTTCTAACACCTGAAAAACCACCCCAAAAGCACGATAATAACCTGCTTTCTCTATTTGAAAAACAACTTTGCATAAATAAAAACTTGTTAGGAGGTATGTTTTAATGAACAAAGAGCAGATTTTAGCTAAAATTAAGGAACTTATGGCTAAGCAGCAGGCCCTTGTCGATAAGGCAAAAGCAGAAGACAACAGGGCATTGACCGAAGATGAGGTAAAAGATTTCAATGCATGGCAAAAAGAGATCGATAACCTGAAAGACCAGTTGGAAATTGTTGAAAAGATGCAAGCAAATGCTAATTTCATGGATCAGCCCGTAAGTAAACCGGTTATTCCAGTCGACATGAGTGTTCAAGAGCCTAAGCTTGACGATGGTGGATTCAAAAACGTAGGAGAATTTTTGCACGCTGTTAAATTTGGTGACCTGAAAGGCAGGCTTAAAGCACTTTCAACCAGCGATGTTGGCATCATGATTCCCGAACAGTTTAGCCGCAATATCATGAGGCTTGACGGAGAGGCTGAGATTGTAATGCCGCGGGCAACAAATATCCCTGCTGGCAATCCGCCTGACGCTCCGTTTACAATCCCATACTTGCAGCAGGGAGCAGACGGGGTTCTTGGCGGCATTGAGCTAACTTGGACCGGTGAAGCAAAAACAGTTAGCAATGTAAATGACCCTGTAATAAAAGACTTGACCCTCACACCGCATGAAGTAAGCGGAATGGCAACCATAAACAACAAAACCTTGCAGAACTGGGAAGCATCTGGTTCCTTTGTTGAAAACCTGCTCCGTCAAGCCTGGATAAATGGCCGTGACATGAAATTCCTGCGCGGATCCGGTGCTGGCTGCCCTCTTGGGCTACTGAATGCGCCTGGTGCTATTAAAGTTAGCAGGGATACAGCAGCAACTATCAAATATGTTGATGCCGCTACGATGCTTGGAAGGCTGCTGCCTGAGGCACTCAACGGTGCAGTATGGGTTGCATCCATTACAGCACTGCCGACTATTGTGCAGATGGTGGATGGCAACAACAGACTCATCTTTGTTCAGGGAGATGCAACAAGAGGCGTTCCTTCTACTTTACTTGGAATTCCGATACTTTGGACAGGGAAACAGCCTACACTGGGCAATGAGGGAGACCTTGTACTTGCAAACTTCAGGTACTACTTGACCAAAGCAGGTTCCGGTCCGTTTGTAGCAGTATCCGAACACGTGAAGTTCACCACCAACCAGACTGTATTCAAGATTGTAGCGAACATTGACGGCCAGCCATGGGTCAAAGATCCCTTGAAGCTCGAAGACGGCGAAACAACTGTATCGCCTTACATTATTCTGCAATAATAAAAGGCCGGATTAATTCCGGCCTTACTCTAAAAATTGAGAATGGAGGTATAAAAAGTTATGAAACCTATGTATAAAAGGGCAAAGGTAGATATAGCGCTACCTGCGCAGTCCATAGTGAGTGCTAACGTAACCGGTGCATATTTTGGTATGCAGATGTACAATAAGGCACTGGCAGTACTGAATGTTGGGGCCATGGCAGACACAAACACTGCAAAAATTGAACTGTTACAGGCAAAAGATGCTTCCGGTACAGATGCAAAAGCCATAACAGGAGCAGAGGCAACCATTACTGCATCTGGATCAAAAACAAGCGGTTGTGCTTTTGTTGAGGTTGATGTTAGCAGTCTCGATCTTGCAAATGGCTTTGAGTATATTGCTGCTAAGGTGACAACGACCGGGACTATTGTTAGCAGTGTTGTGTTGTTACGCGGAGATGGGAGATTTGAGCCTGAGCAAGATGCAGATGCATTCGCTGCAGTATAAGGAGGTGAAAGGGGCTTAAAACGCCCCTTTTCTCATGGTAAAAGTTAAAACGCTAAAACCGGTACGCTTAAATGGGAAAAACATTGAAGCAGGGCAGATAGTTGAGATTGAAGAACAACTATTCAAGGCATGGCAAAAATTTGGGCTAGCCCGGGAGGTAAAGCCAGAAATGAAAAACAATTACTCTGACAAAATGATGGATTCACCCGTAACGAAAGCAGGTGAAACAGATGAGTCTAAAGCTCATAACCCCACCGACGCAGGAACCGATAACCCTCCAAGAAGCAAAAAATCACCTTCGGGTAGACGGAACCGATGAGGATACTTTGATAGCCTCGCTGATTACCGCCGCCCGGGAGTATTGCGAGGGTTTTCAGAACAGGGCATACCTGACGCAGACATGGGAAATGACGCTGGATTCCTTTCCGGATATGCCGCTGAAAATACCGAAACCGCCTCTGCAAGCAGTTGATACTATCAAATACACTGACCAAGACGGCGTTGAAACCGTATTTGATGCCGCAAATTATGTGGTTGACGCTGATTCTGAGCCCGGTAGAATAGCCCTGGGCTCTGGCGTATCCTGGCCAAAGGTGACGTTGAAGCCTATAGGTGGCGTTAAAATCAGATTTACGGCTGGCTATGGGGAAGCTTCGGCGGTGCCGATGATGGTTAAACAGGCAATGCTCCTGCTAATCGGACATTGGTATGAGCATAGAGAAGCTGTGCTTAGCGGAACCATTACAAAAGAGATTGAATTTGCAGTCCACGCACTATTATGGACAAATAGGGTGGTGCCGGTATGAGGGCCGGGGAGCTAAGGCATCGCATCACAATACAAAAACCAAATGGGTACACTCAAAATGCAGCCGGTGAAGATGTGCCCAACTACGCGGATTGGGTAACTGTTTGGGCAGCCGTTGAACCTCTGAAAGGAAGGGAATACCAGGAAGCCCAGAAGATGCGTGCCGAAACGTCTTACAGGATAAAACTACGTTATTTAGCCGGGATCACACCAGAAATGCAAGTTAGATTACGGGATGGAAGGCTCCTGGAGATCCAGAATGTGCTTAACATTGCTGAGCAAAACAGAGAATTGCATCTCATGTGCGTTGAGAAGGTGATGTAATGGGCATAGAGTTCACCTCTCTTGATGAATTCGAGAAAAAAATGCTCCGACTTGCTAAAAAAGAGTATCCCCAAGAGGCTAAGAAATTCATGCGGCAACTGGCCCGGGACACCATCAAGATTGCAAAGATAAAAACACCAAAAGGCCCCACTGGTAACCTGAAACGTGGTTGGAAAGTCGGTAAACTCTATATTCGGGATAACAGCATGAGCATTGTAGTGAAAAACATTGCGCCCCATGCCCATTTAATTGAGAAGGGTCATCAAAGAGGCCGTGTTTTTCGCACCAGGGAAGGTAACTGGAAAACAATCAAATGGACAAAAAATGTTGCGTTTGTTCCTGGTAATGAAATGCTGGCTCCGGCCCTAAAAAAAATTGAAGTGGAGATACCACAGCGGCTAAAGAATTGGATTACTAAGATGATACAGGAGGTGGGGCTGTGACACTAAAAGAGATTAAAACAGTCCTATCCGATAAATTAAAGACTGCAATGCCAACAGTTAAGGTATACGCCAAAGAAGTAAAGCAGGGATTTACTAAACCTGCTTTATTTGTTGAGGCCATACCGGTAAGTACTGAGAAAAGTGTGTATTATACCGACAAGACGATATCGGTAAAGATTAGGTACTTCTCCGAGTCTGGAGAATACCTAGATCTGGGGGAGAAAGCCGATTCCTTGATAGATTTGTTTTCTACCCCTTTAGTTGTAGGGGAAACCACTATCACAATATCTAATACCAACAGTGAGATAATTTCAGGCGAAGAAAACGACTACTTGGACTTTAGTTTCGATTTGAGTTATACAGAATGGGCTGAAGTCTTGGAAAAAGTTAATGTAAACGGTGAAACAGTATTTATGCTTCCGGATGAAGCAGCCGGATATACTCAAGATGCAATTTCTTTGATAGAGGAATTAAACTTAAACCTTAACGAATAGGGAATAGGAGGGATAAAGATGGGGCTTCCCCAGGTAATTATACAGTTTCAGACTTTGGCTGCATCGGCAGTTCAACGGAGCCAGCGGGGTATTGTAGCGCTGATTATAAAAGATGATACGGATACAACCTTTGATACTAAAGTCTACACCAGTGTTGATGAGATCGATGCTGCTGACTGGACTGCCACAAATAAGGATTACATCGAAAAGGCGTTTCTAGGCACTCCTACTAAGGTGATTGTTGAGCGATTGGCTACAGCGGCTACTGATTATAACGCCGCCCTGATCAGGTTGAAGAACAAAAAGTGGAACTACTTAGCCATTCCAGGAATTGCTTCCGCAGATGTTGCGGCCATATCCACTTGGATTAAAACGGAACGAGACACCAATAAGAAAACCTTTAAGGCTGTTCTGCCTAATTCGGTCAGCGACCACGAGGGGATCATCAACTTTGCAACAGACAATATCAAAGTTGGTGATAAGACTTACATAGCAGCGGAGTATTGCGCTCGTATTGCTGGGATCCTGGCTGGGTTGCCTTTTACCCGCTCGGCCACTTACTATGCTCTTCCAGAGGTTGAAAGCATCACAGAATCTGCTGATCCTGATGCCGACATTGATGCCGGCAAGCTAATTTTGGTGAATGATGGCGCCAAAATAAAGATTGGCCGGGGAGTAAACTCTTTGACTACTTTCGCGCCAACGAAGTCCTCACAATTCTCTAAAATTAAGATCATTGAGGCCGTGGACTTGGTTCGGGATGATATCCGGGATACATTTGACGGGGAGTATGTAGGCAAAGTAATAAACAATTATGATAACAAGATTCTCTTCTTGGCTGCTGTGAATGCCTATTTCCGGTCCTTGGCCGCCGATGATATCCTGGATCGCAACTATGACAACAAGGCTGAGATTGATATTGATGCTCAAAAAATCTATCTTCAAAGCCAGGGAGTGGATACTTCAATCATGACAGACCAGGAAATTAAGGAGTACAATACCGGGTCCAAGGTATTTGCCAAAGCATCTGTCAAATTTGTGGACGCTATGGAAGACTTGACCTTTACGGTCAATATGTAGGAGGTGTTGAGACGTGGGAAAACTGAGAGGTAATCAGCAACTGTCAGGAAGCTGGGGGCAACTCTGGTGGAACGGAGAATTGATTATAGAAGTTGAAAGCTTTGAAGCCAAAGTTACTGCTAACAGGGAAGATGTAGCTATTGGCATGGATGTCGACAGCAAAATAACCAGCTTGAAAGGGGAAGGCAGCTTCAAGATAAAGAAAGTTTATACCAGAGGAATTGACAAGATGCTGGCCAGCTGGGTCAGGGGAGAAGATCCAAGGGCCCAATTGGTTGGCAAGCTGAGCGATCCTGATGCTGTAGGAAAACAAACCGAGCGAGTTGTTTTTAACAATGTCTGGTTTAACGAAATAACCCTGATGCAGTTTGAAAAAGGACAAAAACTGGAACGGGAATTTCCGTTTGGATTCACGCCGAGCGATGTGGAGTTTCCCGACAAAATTGAGGTGAGATAATGGACAAAAAGAAGCTTACTATCAAAGATTTAATAGCAAAGAAAGAGGCGATTAAGGACCAAAGCAAAATCCTGCAGCTTTATGTAAAATCTTTAGATGGGCTTATTACTATCCAGAAGCCATCCAGGCAACTTTGTTTAGATGCTATTGAGATGGGTAATGCCGAAGGGGATGCCTATCTAGTCTATAATTCGGTAGTGGAACCAAATCTGAAAGATAAGGAGCTGCAGGATGCTTTTGGTTGCGTATCCCCGCTAGATATTGTTGAGGCTATTTTCGAACCTGGAGAAATAGTCTCTATTGCTAAAGAGTGTCTGGTCTTTGCCGGTTATGGAGATAATGTCAAACTGGTAGATGAAATAAAAAACTGATTGAAAATGATGGGGAATTATATATGCTCCATCATTACCTGCAAAAAGGGATTACCCCGGAATATATCTTGGGTCTGGACTGGACAACGCGATTGTTTTATCAAGCCAGCATGGAAGTTTGGTTAAAAGAGGAAGGGGAAAAGCTAAAGCTGCTGCGAGGCTAGACCCCTTCTTTCTCCTGGAAAAGAGGTGAGAACTTATGGCTTATAGTCTAGCGGGAGTGTTGTCTTTAAAAGATAAGAGCTTTACTAGTACCTTGAAACAGTCAGCAACAGAAGCAGCTAAATTTGATAACAAAATAAAGCATCTAAATAACCAGGTAAAAAAATTGGAAACTAGATTTACCGGCAGTTTTAAAAATATGGCTAAGGCTGGGGCTGGGTTTGCTGCCGGCTATCTGGGAATTACCGGGGCAGCCGGCTTGGTTGGCAGCGCAATTTCTGGAGCAGCAGATTTGGAAGGATACAGGAACACTTTGAACGTCGTAATGAAAGACCAGAAAAAGGCAGCAGAAACCATGGCTTGGGCTGTCAACTTTGCCAATAAAACGCCTTTTGAAACGGATGATATAGTGCAGGCCACGGTAAGACTGCAGAGCTATGGCATAAATGCCAAGGAGGTAATGACCTCTATTGGTGACATGGCCGGGGTGATGAACAAGGATATAATGCAGGCAGCAGAGGCCGTTGCCGATGCACAGACTGGCGAGTTAGAGCGGCTTAAAGAGTTCGGTATCACAAAACAAATGATAATCGATCATGCCAATAAAACCATGCGCGGAAAGCAAGTGGTTAACAATAAAGGCCAAATAACAGACCAAAAAGCCTTTAACAAGGCTTTATTTTCTTTGATGGAAGAGCGGTTTAAAGGCGGAATGGAAATCCAGGCCAATTCTTTCCGCGGCATTATGAGCACAGTAACCGGGGTATTCAAAACGTCAATTGCTCAAATGGCTGGGATATCAGCTACGGGAGAAGTTAAGGCCGGAGGCTTGTTTGATACTATCAAACAAAAAGCGAAATTACTTGCGGATACTCTAACCAGATGGGCCCAAGACGGGACGTTAGAGAGAGTCGGGGAAAGAATTACTGGAGTGTTTAACACACTCGGCAGTGCTATTGGATGGGTTAGAGATAATGCTGGCTGGCTCATTCCTGTTGTTGCTGGAGTAACATCTGCTATTATGGCCCAATCCATCATTGACAAAATATCAAAAGCGTACAAGGCATGGACTGCTATCACGAAAGGCCTAAGCACTGCGCAATTAGTTTTAAATGGAATTATGGCGGCATCTCCTTTTGGATTGGTTGCATTAGCGATTGGAGCGGTAGTGGCTGCCGGAGTAGTGTTATATCAAAACTGGGACACGATAAAACAAAAAGCTCTTGAATTATGGGAGAAGCTTGAAAACATCGGAAAGAAAATTAAAGAGTTTTTTGGGATTAAAGGGCAAGTCAATGTGGGTGTTTCGGTTACAGAAAGCTACCAAGATTATCCTGCCGCTGCTGTTCCGGCGTTTGCTGCGGGTATAAATCGAGTTCCGAGAGATACTCTGGCTTATGTCCATAAGGATGAGGCGATTATCCCCGCTCAATATAACCCATACAACCCCAATTCCAAGAGTATGGGTGCAGCTAACATAGTCATTAACATCAATGGTTATAACAAGCCCACTCGGGAGATTATCAATGAGTTTGTTCCGCAGCTTAAATTGGCCTTGGCCAATATGTAGGTGATGCTGTATGGATATTTATCTGTCAATTAACAATAGAGAACAGGTTATCAGGCTGCCGGTTGTTCCAAAAGAGATAAAAATACAATCGGATATGGACAATACAACGTTTAATACCATTACCCTGGGCGATATTAAACTTATTGGCCTGCCGGCGCTAAAGACTGTTTCCATACAGTCCTTTTTTCCGCAACAAGAGTATTCTTTTACTCGGGATAAAACATATAAAGGATGGGAGTATGTAGAAATTATTGTGGCATGGAAGGCGCGGAGAGAGCCTATTCGTTTAATAATAACGGAGACACCAATCAATATGGCCTGCACTATTGAATCTTTTGAGTATGGCCCTCAAGACGGTACAGGTGATGTGTATTATACCCTTTCTTTGAGCGAGTTTAAGTTTGTCCAGTTGGAGCAAAGGAGCGTCTAGAATGCATGAATTATATTCCGTTTCCAACAGCATACAGACTCGCCTTACTCCATTGGTTGGCACTATAACCAGGCGGTCAAATATCGACGAACTAGGGGAGCAATTAGACTTTGATCTTGCTTTCAACGATGATAAATATACACCTGTAGCACCGGTAGATATAGGGAGCCTTATCGTACTGCAGAATAGGGATGAGATCTTTCGTGGAATAGTAGTCACCGAGACCAAAAACGGTCGTGAGTCTATCCAATACAACTGTTTTGATTATGCGTTTTACCTCAATAAGTCTAAGGGAATATATCAGTTTAACAAAGTAAAAGGTGAAGTGGCTATAACCACTATGCTTAATGAGTTTTCTGTGCCAATCGGTAATATTGAACTTTTGGGAATAGTGGTGGATAAGATCTACCAGGAAGAAATCAGCTCTATTATCAAAGATATCCTGGACCAGGCCGAGAAGCAAACTGGAATTAAATACCGTATGGAGATGCGAACAGGAAAACTTTTCATTGAAAAACAGCAGAATCAGATCATTAAGGCTAGTTTCAAGTTGTATGAGACAGGCCCGGAAGTTGATGTTGTAACTGCTATCCGTAATCCATCCCGTAAGCGAAGCATTGAGAATATGCGAAACAGTATTAAGGTTACCGGTAACGATAAAGTTATTGCCGAAGCTAGGAACGAGACATTAATTAAACAATATGGACTGCTCCAGGAAATCAGTCAGTTGGACGACAAGGATATTGCCCAGGCCAAGAACATAGCTCAAAACATGCTTAAGGACCTGGGAAAAATCTTTGAGGAAAGCTCTATTGAAGTACCTGGCGATGACCAGGTTAGAGCTGGAAGGATATTGGAAATAACCGAGTCGGTAACTGGCATGAGCGGCCAGTATCTCATTAAAGATGTTACTCATACCATCAGTGGCGGCTTGCATACTATGTACCTGGGATTGGAGGTGATCTGATGGACGGCATAACTGAATTCGCCAAGCTCCTAAAAGAACGCGAAAACAAGCTGTATTCCGGTCCGGCAATCGGAGTGGTGCAGAGTGTATCACCGTTAAAGGTTATATTGGGGGATAGAATCGTTCTGACCGGTACGAGGCTGATAGCAGCTGCTCAGGTATTTGCCGCTTATGCGGAGCCTTTGAGCCAGTGTGATGAAGTAATCCTCATTCCTTCCGGAGACGGGCAGAAGTATTATCTGATTGACAAGGCGGTGAGGATTTAATGCTGCCTGATATAGCGAAATTTGATATTAATACCCAGGCCCAGAGGAGCCCCACAATTGGGAAGTCGTTTCTGTTTGACTTTACCGCCGGTGACTTTGTCATCAAGGATGGCCGCCTAGTTAAAACGGAGGATATCGAGGCCTTGAAAGGCTGGATTACCAAGGTACTAAAAACAGAAAAATTCCGCTTTGCCGTATATGCCCGAGAGGACAAAAATGAGTATGGAGTTACCATCGAAGATCTATTGATAGGCTATAACTACCCGCCACAGTTTATTGAAAGCGAGTTAAAGCGAGAGATAGAATCAGCTCTCGTAAAACAGCCTATGATAAGCAGCTTGTCAAACTGGTCTATAACAAGAGATGGAGCTAAGGCCAATATCGTTTTTCGGGTTAATTTAGTCACAGGGGTATCCTTTAACCAGGAGGTGACAATATAAATGGGCAATACTAGGGATGAGATCCAGGCCAGGATGCTAGCTAATATTAGTAATGAATATGACAAGAGCGAAGGCTCTTTTTTTTATGATGCCCTGAAGCCAGTTGCTATTGAAATGGAGGCGGCCTATGCTGAATTAGAAACTGCACCGGAAAACTTCTTCGTAGTTACAGCTACAGGAAGCAATCTTGATAAAAGAGTGGCCGAGCAGGGCTTGGTAAGGAAGCCGGCAGTAAAAGCTACAACAATCGTAATTATTACCGGGAACGAGGGGGCAATAATCAATAGTGGCGATAAAGTGGCTAGTGATACGGTTAATTTTATTATCAAAGAGTCGAAAACTATAGGGATTACTGGCCAGGAAAGTGTCCTGGTGGAGTGCGAGATTGCGGGAAGTATTGGAAACGTTCCGGCAGGAGCGATTAAATATTTCCCCATCACCCTTCCTGGCCTTACAGCTGTAACTAATCCTGATCCAGTCACCAACGGCTATGATGGAGAAACTGACGCTGAACTGCGGGCCAGGTATTTTGCCAAAGTTCAGACGCCTGCAACATCCGGAAACAAATATCACTACCGCAACTGGGCCCTGGAAAAATCAGGTGTAGGTGATGCCAAGGTATTTCCTCTCTGGAATGGAGCAGGAACTGTAAAGGTAGTTATCATAAATTCCAACAAACGAGCGGCGGATGCGCAGCTAGTGACCGATGTCGCTAATTATATCGAAGAACAGCGGCCCATTGGGGCCACAGTAACCGTGACCAGTGCGGAAGAGTTAGTAATAAATATTAGTGTAACCCTAACCTTAGCGGCAGGCTACACGTTAGAGCAGGCCCGGGCATCTATAGAGGCAAAGGTAACTGATTATCTTAAGTCAATTGCTTTTATATCCGATTTCGTGAGTTATGTCATTATCGGTAGCTTAATCCTCCAGGCTGATGGGGTAACAGATTACTCCGGACTTACTGTCAACGGTGGCACCAGCAACATAACTATAGGAGCTGAACAGGTAGCTGTGCTGGGGGTGGTGACCATTGCCTGATTTGATGGCGTATTTGCCTAATTATTACCGGATATCCAAGGTAATGCAAAATATTACGAGTGCAGAGAGCGCTGAGATAGAGCTATTTAAAACGAAACTGGTCCAGCTGTTGGACCAGTTTTTTGTTGACACAGCTACATATACCCTGGAGGATTGGGAACGGGAACTGGGGATCCCGGTAGACAACTCTAAGTCGGATGCATACAGGCGAAGTGTGATAAAGTCAAAACTGAGAGGGTCAGGCACAATAACCGTAAACCTCATAAAAAACGTGGCTGAAAGTTACTCGAATGGTGAAGTTGAGGTTATCGAAGATAATCCAAATTATCATTTTGTGATAAAGTTCGTCGGGACAATAGGCATACCTCCAAATATGGATGACTTGGAAAAGGCCATTGAGGATATTAAGCCGGCCCATCTAGGTTACATCTTCGAGTACACTTACAATACTTATAATTATCTGAGCCAGTTTACCCACGATCACTTAGCTTTATATACCTATTCTGCGCTTAGAGAGGAAGAGGTGATTTAATGCCTGATTTTACACCTAATTACAATCTTAAAAAACCCTTGGGAAATGAAAATTATAACGTGGCAGATCAAAACGCCAATATGGATGCAATCGACACAGCCCTCACGCCTACAGCCGACCCGGCACTGACTCCCACGGGCAACGGGCCAGGCAAATTGGTGCAGTGGGTTGGGTGGCTGGCAAACCGTATTAAAGCGATCACCGGCAAGGCAAACTGGTACGACACGCCGGACATCACCCTGGCAAACCTTGCTGTCCACAAATCCCGCCACGCCACTGGCGGCACAGACGCTTTGACTCCTGCTGACATAGGGGCGGCGTCGGCCAGTGACCTTACTGCGCATTTGGCAGATAATATGCCACATAGGGCACCCGACCCCAGTACGGGGAAGGTATACCGTTGGGGATTAGCCATTCAAAACGGAGAATGGGGTATTATCTACGAGGAGGTAGTATAACGTGTCTATATTTGTACCGCTTGGAGGAGACCTGGCTGGCAACCTGGTGGCTGGCCTAATAGGGAACAACATCGTTGACGCGTTTGCTGTCGCAGATGCTAACTCGCAAACTGGTAAGCTATTACGTCACCTAATAGGGCCAGCGTTTGATGAATTTAAGAGTTTAGCCGACATGAATGCGGTAGCTGCCTCGGCTACGGCCATGAATGCGGTAGTTGCCTCGGCTACGGCCATGAATGCGGTAGTTGCCTCGGCTACGGCCATGAATGCGGTAGTTGCCTCGGCGACGGCCATGAATGCGGTAGCTGCCTCGGCTACGGCCATGAATGCGGTAGCTGCCTCGGCGACGGCCATGAATGCGGTAGCTGCCTCGGCGACGGCCAGAAACGCTATCCGTAATAGCTCCACTGCCTTCAACATCGTGGCCGGTTCCAACATGGCGATAGGTAAGTTCGTGGCCGGTGAGGCTGGCCTCAACCCGGCTGATTACGCCGACATGAATGCGGTAGCTGCCTCGGCGACGGCCATGAATGCGGTAGCTGCCTCGGCGACGGCCATGAATGCGGTAGCTGCCTCGGCGACGGCC